GCACCAGCAGGAGGATGGAACGTGGGAACGCTGGCGGATTACTTCGGAATCCCGACAGGCGTGAGCGGCCTGAAGGTGAACAGCCTGCCGTTCCGGGCGTATGCAAAAGTTTGGAACGAATGGTTCCGAGACGAAAATTTGCAGCAGCCTGTCACACAGAGCATGAACGACACGACCACAACCGGCGTAAACACCGGCACAAACCTGTCAGACGCAGAAGCAGGCGGTTTGCCTTTGAAGGTCTGCAAATACAAAGACTACTTCACAAGCTGCCTGCCGTCTCCGCAGAAATCTACAGAACCAGTACAGCTGCCAATGACAGGAAACGCACAAATTGTATGGCCAAATAGTGCAGAAACCATGGCAAATGGAGAGATTTTCCAAGACGGAGGCGGAAACCTCGAAAACATTCCGATAAACTCAAACATGAAACTCGCGGCATCAAAAAAGAACAACAAAAGCGGAAAAGCGCTTGTAATGTTCGGTGGGCAAACAAACGCGAGCGAAATAAACTACACCTCAATGCAAGCAGACCTGAGCACTGTCACAGCGGCAACAATCAACGATCTCCGACAGGCCATCGCAGTGCAGCATATCTTCGAACGCGATGCCAGAACCGGCACCCGGTACAAAGAAATCCTAAAAGGCGCGTGGGGTGTGACCAGCCCGGATGCACGTCTTGACCGATCTGAGTACATCGGCGGCCACAGAATGCCGATCAACGTGAATCAGGTCATTCAGACCAGCAGCACAGACAGCACATCGCCGCAGGGCAACACTGGTGCTTACAGTATGACGACCTTGAGCCAGAACATGTGCACGTACTCGGCAACGGAACATGGTTATGTTCTGGGTCTGGCAGCTATCCGTGTAGATCACAGCTATCAACAGGGTTTGAGCAGGCTTTGGACAAGAAACACGCGCTTCAGCTATTATGACCCGATGCTTGCAAACCTCGGTGAACAAGCAGTTCTCAATCAGGAGATCTATGCACAGGGCAAGCCGCAGGACGAAGAAGTTTTCGGGTATCAAGAAGCATGGGCCGACTACAGATACCGCACCAACATGGTAACAAGCGAAATGCGCAGCACCTACGCGCAGACACTGGATGCATGGCACTATGCAGACAAGTACGACGCACTTCCTACCCTGTCCAGCAGCTGGATCAAAGAAGGAACAGAAAACATTGATAGAACTCTCGCTGTGCAGAGTTCCAACAGCCATCAATTCATCTGTAATTTCTACTACGAACAGGCATGGACGCGACCGATGCCGATCTACAGCGTACCTGGAATTGACACGATCTAAGGGGGTGCAAAATGGGCCTCTTATCAGGATTAACGACATGGCTGCCGATCGTATCGGGCGGCCTGTCGATCGCAGGACAGATGAAAAATCTGTTCAGCAACACAAGCGGAAGCACCAGCAGCGCCATGGGACAGCAGGGCATGAACACAAGCATGAGCAGCGGAAGCACCAGCGGAACAACCAGCGGAACAACCAGCGCAAGCGGTGGAAGCGTAACAACAGGCAACACCAGTGCACTGGGTTCAATCCTGCAAACAGCAATGGGAAGCCCGACCGGAAACAACGCAGGACAGGCGGCAGGGTTCAACGCAGGACAGGCAGCAACGGCAAACAACCTGCAAACAGGTATGTGGAGCTACGCAAACGGCCTAAACATGCTATCAAACATTGTTGCGAACGGTCTGAACCTCGCAAGCCAGACCAGCGCACAGAAGTACAACAGCGCAGAAGCAGCAGCACAACGAGCGTGGGCTGAAAGAATGAGCAGCACCGCATACCAGCGCGGCGTGAAAGACCTGAAAGCAGCAGGCTTGAATCCGATCTTAGCAGCATACAACGGATACGGAGCAAGCACACCGTCAGGCGGCACAGCAAGCAGCGGAATGCAAAGCTTTTCACACACTCAGAGCGCAGCCATCCCAAGCGCACACACGGCGACCATGCAAAGCATGTACGACTATGGGAACAACACGGCACAGTTCCTGCAAAACGCGATGAGCGCGATCAACACGGCAAAGCAGTCGAACGAATGGTACAGCGCAGAGCAAATGCAACAAGCAACAAGTCAAATCATGTCGAGCAGCGCACAACAGATCAGCAACCTAAACCAGCAGAGCAGCCAGCAGAGCAGCAGCACGACACGAGGAAACGAAAAGGGCATCAGTGGAGAAGGCCACGGGGACATTGAATGGAACCCGGGGCACACAGCAAGGAATAGATAGTTGACAGACACAGAAAAGAGGTGTATAATATGGGTGTACTAATCACACACCTTACCTAGAAAGGGGTATAATCATGAAAAGCCAAGTAGCAAAGAGAATCAACATAAATCTTACACAGAAAGATCTAGACAATTTAAACTGGGCAACAGAAAACATCTGGACAGGAACAGAGAATCCAAGAAAAGCACAAGCAAGCGAAATAATCAGGGACGCACTACAGGTATATGTAGAAACGATGGGAAAAGACAACAATAATCCATGAGGAAAACGAAGGAAACAAGAAATTTTGTGTCAGTGGGCCCCAATAACATCAAGAAGGGTTATTGGGGCCCACTGAGGTAAACGGGGTGAAACATCCATATGGGGTGCACAAGACCTTTGGTAAGATTCGCAGACGGCGAAATAACGACACTGAAAAAGTATCTGCTGGCAGGAAAGAAGCACAACAGCCAACTCAACATTGAAGGACCATTCTTGGAAGAAAGCCTAGAAAAAAAGCTGCTGCGAAAGCTGAAAGACGAAAATGCACAAATCCTGCCATGTGGACACTGTGCCGGCTGTAAAATGCAAAATGCAAGCAGCTGGGCAAACAGGATGGAAATGGAACTTCCATACCACGACAATGCATGGTTTTTAACACTCACATACGACAATGAACACGTACCATGGTCTTACAATCAAGGTTTAGGCGTTAACAAAAAAACAGGCGAGATCATCATAGAAAACTTAACACTCAACTATGAGGACATGCAGAAATTTTGGAAACGGCTAAGACGCTGGTTAGAATACCATGAAAGAAATACCGGAAAACTGATGTACTACCAAGCAGGCGAGTATGGAAGCCAGACACACAGACCACACTATCATGCGATCGTGTACGATCTGCCGATAAAACCGGAAGAACTGAAAATCTACAAGCAGAAAAACGGCTTCAGATACTACAATGTTGAATGGCTCACAAAGCTGTGGGGTATGGGTCATGTAGTGGTAGCACCAGCAGAATGGAAAAACATGGCATACACCGCAAGATACACGACAAAAAAGATTTACGGCAAAGATTCAAAAAAATATTATGAAGAACTCGGAATTTTACCAGAACGCTGCATGATGAGCAAAAATCCTGCGATCGGAATGCAGTACTATGAAGAACACAAAGATGAAATCTATGCAAAAGATGAAATTCAACTGAAAAATGGAAGGAGAGCAAAACCACCAAGATATTTTGATAAGCTCTTTGATCTGGAACATTCAAACAGCAAACCGCTATCAGAAGCAGAAAGTGAGACGATAGAAGACACAATAGTAAAAGCCGAATCTGAAGAACTGAAAGCAATCAAAAGAGAACGCCGAAGAATCGCAAACGACGCGCTATTTGCTCAGCTCAAGCAAACCGGCTTAACCATGCAAGAATATTATGATGTAAAAGATCGAAAAAATCAAGATAAATTTAAAAAACTTATCCGGGAAGAAATCTAAAAGAACGGCTGAATAAAGGGAACAGGACGGCGTGACACAAAAAAGTTACGTCGTCCTTTTCATGCGCGGCCCAGCGCGCACCGGACGACCTCTAGGAAAAAAAGTGCTTGACAAGTGTATAAAAGAGGTGTATAATAAAGATGTAGAAAGGATGGTGCTTAAACCATGAAAAGTTACTATGAAGAACATGTAGAAGATTGTGCAGCAGCTCTTTACGACGGCGGATGGAGAAGCAAAGACAAAGACGAAATAAAAAAAGAGTACAACATGGATGAAGAATGGGCAGAAGCAATCTGTGAAAAGCTCAAAGAATACGAAAACAAATAATGCAAACATTAAAAACGTAAGGTTGACGAAAATCAGCCTTGCGTTTTTTTTTTTTTTTGGTAAAATGAGAGAAAAAGGAGGTGGTATCATGGCATACCGCAAGACCGTAAAACCGAAGATCGACAAGAAAATTTTCACCAACACCGCAAAGAAAACCAAAAAGATCAACGTGAACCCGAAACCGAGCAGAGGGGGAATCAGACTGTGAGCAAAAGACCGTATCACCAAAAAGAACCCAGCATGATGAAAATAAGATATGCGATCAACATCGAAAACAACATGCTGGAAGAAATCGAGGACGTAAGCCAGACACTGGAGCTGCCCAGATCGAAAGTAACAAGGGCACTGCTGCGCTACGGTCTCGATAACATCACCACGAAACAGATCTACGAACTGGGAAAGGAATAAACCATGATTCTCGAAATTTTCACGATCAAAGACGAACTCGCTGGCACCTTTGGCAACCTCATGTGCATCAATCCGAAAGTGAAAAAACGCACGTTCAAGTGGATCACGGCAGAAACAGAAAAAAGCGACTGCGACGACAAGCGAATTTACAAGCTTGGCATGTACGACACCGAAACCGGCCAGATCCAGAGCCAGACGCCGGAACTGGTTTACAACATGGAACAGGAAAAAAAGGAGATGAACGAAAAGAATGAAGATCTTTAAGCCATACGAAGATGAAAAACCGGAAGTCCACTGCAACTGCTGCGGGAACATCATGGAACCGGAGTACAAAGAGCGGTACGACGACAACGGGCACCCGTACCTTGAAAAAGTCGGAGAAGTCAACACCTACGAAAAAATTCAGAGCTACCGCGACCAGTGCGACGTGATGGCCATTCTCAGCCGATACGCAGCAGGCGACGAAAGCGCACTGGCAACGCCGGGCTACTACATCGACACCACGAAACTGCCGAAAACCTACACCGAATACCTGAACATGATGAACGAGCAGCGCGAGAAGTTCGACATGCTGCCGCTGGAGATCAGGCAGAAGTTCGGCATGAACTTTCAGAACTGGGCAGCAACCGCAGGAGAAGCCGAATGGCTCGAAAAAATGGGCATTTCGACAAAAAATGAAGATGCAGCACAACACCCTGATAAAGCAGTATCAACAAAAAACGAGGTAAACGCAAATGAACAGAAACAGTGAACAACACTATGCACAGGTACCTCATGCGGAAATCAGACGCGCAAAATTTCAGCGAGATTTCAACCTGCTGACGACCATGAACGAAGGCGATCTGGTACCGATCTACCTTGACGAGGTGTTGCCAGCCGATACCTTCAAGATCAACCTGAATGCGCTGGTGCGTATGGCAACTCCGCTTTATCCGGTCATGGATAATGCATATATGGATTTTTACTTTTTCTTTGTGCCTGCGCGACTGCTGTGGAAGCACTTTCAAAACCTCATGGGCCAGAACGACAGCACTTTCTGGGCAGAACAGACAGAGTACACGACACCGGTAACGACCGCACCAGCAGGAGGATGGAACGTGGGAACGCTGGCGGATTACTTCGGAATCCCGA